GGCTTCTAATGCTTTTAATAATTCAGCTTCATATGATTGAGTTTTAGTTAACTCTTCATTTAAATGTTCAGTGTTTCCTAAATTATTACGAGAAGCTATTTCTAATTGTTTTTCAATAGATTGAAGCTTAATTTTTCTAGCTTCAATTTGTTTGTTAACTTCAGCTCTAGTTAATTCACCTTTAGTTAATTTGGTTAGATTTTTTTCAATTACATCAGTAGACTTAGCTAATGAATTTAATCCACCCTGTATATCTCGAGTTAAAGATTTACTAAAAGTACTAGTATTATTTAAAGCATCTCTAAATATGTCACCAACTTGACTAGAAATAGACCTTAAAGCATCTTCAACTATAATTGAAGTTTCTTTAGCTGCTTTTTTTATATCTTCTTTATCGTTCTTATTTAAAGCCATTTAGATATTTTGTTATAAATATTAAAGGCACCTATTTTCTAGATGCCTTTGTACTATAAGTTGGTTGATTTGCTGATTGTAATTTTTGTTTAGCTGATTTAGGATCAGCAAAATCAATATTATTTTTGCCTTTTGAAGCATTTGTATAAGCATCAGATTCTTTTTGTCTTTGATCTGCTATAAAGTTAAATGTTAACTTTCTTAACCAAATAGGCATTTCATATACAGTGTGGAAATCATATCCACCATTACCATAATAACATATATCATGGATAACTTTAAATAATTGAAATCTGTATTCGTTACTCAGGCCAAAAAAACGTAATAGTAATAGGAATGTTGATGACCTCCGATTCACCATCTGAATTAATATAATTTGCTGTTAATTCAACATCTGGCTGTGTTTTTCTGAGATGTTCTCTAAAATCTTTAGAATCTCTAGCTAATAAGTAATTATCAACAAATTCTCTAATTGTTTTTTTATCTGTATTTCCACCAACTGATAAAATCATATATTTTAATCTAGTAGATAATTCAGCAGATGAATTTTTATCAATTTTTTTCAATCCGTCTAATTCAGCTTGAACTTCTTTTTCATCTTTACCTGTTAATAACTTATATGTTATTTCGGTTTTTGAATGAGGAAATGTATAACTAAATGTATTTGTGCCTGGAGTTAATAATGATTCATCTAAATAACGAGTTGGGCATTCAGTTAAGTCTACTGTTACTATTTCGTCTCCCATTTTAAAACTATAATCTTTACCGTATCCTAAAATACGAGCGGCAACCATAATAGCATTTTTATCACCTACAATTAAATCATCATAACTAATCTTAGATACAATTAATGATTGTAATAATTTATCTAAAACTGTACCTTGTTTGATATAATTTTGGTTAGTTAATATATCCTCTTCTTTTGCCGTCATATATTTCATTTCGACTTTACCGCTTGATAACGGGTTATCTGCGGGGTATATTAAACCTTTTGATGGTAAATCCACCATCTCTGTTGGGAATTTAAATTTGTTTTCTTCCATAAATTTAATTTGTTTATAACTATGTTTATATATATAAATATATGAGAAAAAAAGAAGCTCGCCAAAAGGCGAGCCATCTTAATCCTGTATTTCGAGGGAGGGGGTTTAGAAATTTAAAATACAATAATCTGGTTGTATAGTCAATGCGATATTTTGTGCTGTTGAATCTGTATCCCAGTTGTAATCACCAAAGTTAGCTGATGTGATTAAAGCACCTTTGATAATCCATTCTGAAACGATATCACCTACTGGTCCTAATACGTCTAATGTTAAGTCTTTCTTATAGAAATCACTATAACCATCTCTACCAGTTACTGATTCGTGATGTAAACGCACCCATTCCATTACTGCCTGAGCTCCTGAAGGAGTGATAGGGTCAAATAATGTCATTTGAATTTCACCCCATTTACTTTTACCTTTTACAAAGCGTTGAACGTTAATGTGGTTTAATACTACTGTATCTTGTGTTAACGTTACCGCATTTACTCCTTTGATAATATACGCTGGAATACCATCCATGTATAAAATGAAACGGTTCTGTTGTTTCGGTTCGAACGCTGTGAAAAATATTTCGTTTGGATCTAATACTGCCATGTTTATTTTTTGTTATTTATTCTTTATTATAAATATTATTTAATTTAATCCTTACGCTGGGAATGTTGCTCCTGTAGGTAAGATGTTGAAATCTAAGTAAATAAATTCAGCTGTTCTTGTAGGTTGGATATAAATTTGTCCGATTAACTCATTTCTATCAATTACGTCTGCTGTATTATTTGTTTCATTCATAATTACTCTAAACGCGTATAAACCTTGTTTTTGTTGAACTGATTCTAAGTATGGATTTACTTGTGATAAGAATACGTTTCTTGTTGCTGTTGAATTTTGTTCAAATACTAATGTATTAGCAATTTGTGAAATATAGTTCTTAAGAGCAATTAACAATCTTCTAACATTTACTCTATCTAAAGCTGATGCTTGAGTTTGTAATGTTTTCTGACCATATACTACTGTACCTGTTCCAGGGAATGTAGCAATAGGATTTACTTTGTTTGTATATAAAGTATCTCTACTTGTTTGTGGTAATTTTTGTTCTGCTCTAATTACTTGTAATCCACCTCTGTTAATACCTGCTGGTGCAAACCAAGGCTCAGCTACTGTATCATTAAATGCAAACACACCTGCCATTACTGTTGATGCTGGAACCCAAACATTCTTTCCTGTAGCAGGATCAATCATTTGAACCCAAGGCCAGTATGAAGCCGCGTATGAAGTATTTCTTGAATTAGCTTGAGATGTTACTGTTGAAATAGTAGTGTTATAAGGTACTAAGTCTAATACAAATAAACTATCTCCTCTTGTTTGAGTATTATTAATCATTGATGTACATTGTGATGTATATCCTGAGTTATATAATCCTGGAGCAAATAAGATGTTAAATTTGTATTCATCTTGGTTAGCTAATAAGTTGATCATATTATTATAATCTGCACCTACTAAACCTTGTGTATTTGTACCATTAATAGTTTCGTAAAAATTAGCTCCTGCTGCTACTTGTCCTACACCACCTGTAAATGAACCACTTGAGTTAAATGGAATTGATGATGTGTATTGTGATTTAGCTACCCCTGTATTATCAAAATAATATGGAGTTGGAGTATTAACTGCTGAAACTCTTACATAACGTGAAGCGTTAAAGTAAGAACCAGATACTTCAATTTGATTTGTTGTTGGGTTATAATTTTGATCTTGATCTCCAAGTACTCTTGAAATAAAATTAGCAGCAAATGGATCTAATGATAATCCAGTCCAAGTTTCTAATACAATTGGATTATTTGTATTATCATTACCTTGACGAATTAATAAACTAAATGTTCCAGAAGCTGTATCAGAATTTAAAATTTGATATCTAATATTATCTGCTGAACCTGAAGCTAATGAACCACTTATATCTATTGATGAAGAACTGTTCATAATAATACCTTCAGATAATGTAGTTAAAACAAATGCTGTAGCACCTGAACCACCTGTAAAGTATGATGTAGTACTTCCTGAAGTTACATAGTATAAATCTCCAGCTGGTCCAACTGGACTAACTGTATTAAAGAATATACCTGTTGATGCTGATACACTTGAAGTTATATACTGTAATGAAGCACTATATGGAGCAATAGATTTACTAACATTAAATGCTGCTACAATTGCTGTGATAGTATTTGCTGGTGTTGAACCTGAAGCTACAAAAATTGTATTTGTTGTGTTTGCAGGTGCTGGGCTACCAGTTACTGCTATAATAACACCATTTACATTAAATGAACCAGTTGGTTGAATAAAATTAGCAATACTAGCACTATCAAATGTGAATGAAGCTGTAGTTGCAAATGTATTATTTTCAATATTTGTACTAGTTGCTGGTGTCCAAGTATTACTTGCACTTACAACTCTAGCTACTAATAATGATGTACCACCATTATTAAAATAATTATAAGCAGCAATTGAAGTGAAGAATGATACATTATCACTACCACTTTGGAATCCTGCGCCAAATTTATTTACGTAATCGCTGTATGAGGTAACAACAGTTGGAATTTCAACGGGACCTAAAACTGTAGGACCGATAATTGCTGCACCTACGTTAACTGGTTGTTGTCTGATAAACGATGAATCGTTTTCTCTTGCTAATACACCAGGGGAAATTAATGTTTCTGCCATGTTATTTGTTAATAAGTTTAATGTTTATTATAAATATATTAAGGAGTTTTAAAATCATTCGTTTCCAATGAATTCTCCACTATCTATATTAATGGTTCCTACACCGTATTTTGATTGAAGTTCTTGACTTAATTTTAATTCTGTTATTTTAATTTCTTTAAGTTCTTCAGTTACTTCTTGCTTTTGTAATTTTAAATCTTGGATTGACATTTCAATTAATCCATATTTATCAATTAATTCAGCTCTTAATTTTTGAATTTCTTTTACTGATGAAATTTCTTGTTCTGTTAATTTTTCTACTTTCATGACTTTTATATTATTGTTAATTACGATACTGATGTAGCTAACGTAGTACTTATTGAGTATATTATACCTTGTACTTCTGTATTAAACCATACTGTTGTTGTTCCTAAATCAGCTGGGGTTGATATTCGTACAGCAAATGCACCTGATGTATTTGTTACAGCGTGATTTATTGAGCCTGTTGTATTAGCTACAACTTGACTTCCTGAGATTATTGAATATGTAGGTGATGATATTGCTGGTATAGAAGCAGCTCCATATTGAGTAGTTGATGTCCACCAATGTATTAGCTGGCGAGGATTACTTAAAGGTGTACCATCTACTTCCTCAAATTCGGCTAATATGGTTCGTCCTTGTGCTGTTCCTGTTACTGATAGACTACAACTTACAAATCCATCATTCACAATATTTCTTATAGGTCCTGTTACAGTTAATGAACCTGTGATTATAGTATCACCTCTAACATCTAAGGTAGCATTTGGTGTAGCTGCTGCTCCTATAGTTACTTTACTTCCTGTACCCCATAAAATAACACTACCTGAAGCATCAGTTAAAGCTACAACTTTAGTTAAAGAAGCAGAACCTGGATGTCCACCTATAATAACATTATCACTACCATTAGTTATAAGTTTACCTGAACCTGAGCCTATTAATATGTTACCACTTCCTGCGGTGACTGCTAATCCGGCATAATATCCTATTCCTATATTGTAACTTCCTGCTAAATTAGTTGCGGATAAAGTTGCTCTACCTAGAGCTGTATTACCCTCACCTTCTATATCTTGCCCTGCAGCAAATCCTACTGCTGTATTAGCACTTCCTCCACTTGAAAGATATAATGCATTTCCTCCTATAGCGGTATTAGCTGTTCCTGTTGAATTAGCACCTAAAGCAGCTTGACCTACAGCAGTATTAGAATCTGTAGAATTAGCTCCATTACCTACTGTTATACCATTAACTAATATATCTCCACTACTTGTTATTCGACCGGTAACATTTAAAACAGTACCATCAAATGTTAATCCTACTGAGCCAGTAGCTATATTAGAAGCGTTTTTCCAAACTACTTGATTAGCTGAACCTGCTACAGGACCTGTTGCTCCTGATATACCTGAAGTACCACTTAAACCTGATGTACCTGAAAGACCTGATATTCCTGATAAACCTGATGTACCTGAGAGACCTGATAAGCCTGAGGTACCACTTAAACCACTTGTTCCTGATAAGCCTGAAGTGCCGCTTAAACCTGAAAGTCCTGATGTACCTGATAAGCCTGAAGTGCCACTTAAGCCTGAGGTACCACTTAAACCACTTGTTCCTGATAAGCCTGATAGACCAGACTCACCTGAAATACCTGATTGGCCTGATAAGCCTGAAGTACCACTTAAGCCTGATTGGCCTGAAAGACCACTTGTTCCTGATAAGCCTGAAGTACCGCTTAAACCTGATAGACCAGACTCACCTGAAAGACCTGATTGTCCTGATATACCTGATTGGCCTGAAAGACCACTTGTTCCTGATAAGCCTGATTCACCTGAAATACCTGATATACCTGATTGGCCTGAAAGACCACTTGTTCCTGATAAGCCTGATTCACCTGATATACCTGATTGACCTGAAAGACCACTTGTTCCTGATAAACCTGATTGACCTGATAAACCTGAGTCTCCATTAGTACCACTCAAACCTGAAGTACCACTTAAACCTGAAAGTCCTAAAATACCACTTGTACCACTTAAGCCTGAAATACCTGAGTCTCCATTAGTACCATTTTGACCTGAAATACCTGAGAGACCATTTATACCTGAGATACCTGAATCTCCATTAGTACCATTTTGACCTGAAATACCTGATTGACCTGAAATACCACTTGTACCACTTAAGCCTGAAATACCTGATGTACCTGATAAACCGGATAAACCTGAAGTTCCTGAAAGACCTGATTGGCCATCACCATTAATACCACTTATACCTGATGTTCCTGAAATACCTGATAAACCTAAAGTACCACTTAAACCAGAAAGACCTGATGTACCTGAAAGTCCTGAGTCTCCATTTGTACCTGATGTACCTGATATACCACTTAAACCTGATAAACCTGATGTACCTGATAAGCCACTTGTTCCTGATATACCTGAGTCTCCGTTTGTACCATTTTGACCACTTATACCTGAAAGACCTAATGTACCGCTTAAACCTGATGTTCCTGATAAACCTGAAGTTCCTGAAAGACCAGATAAACCGCTTGTACCTGAAATACCTGAATCTCCGTTTGTGCCATTTTGACCACTTGTACCTGAAATACCTGATAAACCTAAAGTACCACTTAGACCTGATAAACCTGATGTACCTGATAAACCGGATAAACCTGATGTTCCTGAAATACCTGATTGACCATCACCATTAATACCACTTATACCTGATGTACCTGAAATACCAGATGTACCACTTAATCCTGATTGACCAATTGTACCTGAAAGACCTGAGTTTCCATTAGTACCACTTGTACCTGAAATTCCTGAAATACCTAATGTACCTGATAAACCTGAAGTTCCACTTAATCCTGAAAGACCACTTGTACCTGAAAGACCTGAGTCTCCGTTATTACCATTTGTACCACTTTGACCTGATAATCCGGATAAACCTGATGTACCACTTAAGCCTGAGTTTCCATTAGTACCACTTGTACCTGATAAGCCACTTGTACCTGATAAACCGCTTGTACCAGAACCTGTAGCTCCTGATAAGCCTGAAAGACCACTTGTACCTGAAAGACCTGAGTCTCCATTAGTACCGTTTAAACCTGATATACCTGATAAACCACTTAAACCTGAAGTTCCACTTAATCCTGAATTACCATTAGTACCTGATGTACCACTTAAGCCTGAAAGTCCTGATGTACCTGACAAGCCTGATGTGCCACTTAATCCTGATGCTCCTGATTGGCCATCACCATTAATACCACTTATACCTGATGTTCCTGAAATACCTGATGTTCCTGATAGACCTGAGTTACCATTTATACCTGATGTACCACTTAAGCCTGATAAACCTGAGATACCAGATAAGCCTGAATCTCCATTAGTACCATTTTGACCACTTTGACCTGATAAACCTGAAGTTCCACTTATACCTGATGTACCACTTCCATTAGTACCACTTTGGCCACTTAATCCTGAAAGACCGCTTGTACCTGAGAGACCTGAGTCTCCGTTTGTACCACTTTGACCATTTAATCCTGAAAGACCACTTGTGCCTGATAAACCACTTGTACCAGAACCTGTAGCTCCAGATAAACCAGATAAACCACTTGTTCCTGAAATACCTGATTGGCCATTTCCATCAATACCACTTTGACCACTTATACCTGATTGACCTGATTGACCACTTAAACCTGATATACCAGATAAACCTGAGTTACCATTTGTACCACTTGTACCTGATAAACCTGAAGTTCCACTTAAACCACTTGTACCTGTACCTGTAGCTCCTGAAAGGCCACTTAAGCCTGAAGTTCCTGATAAACCTGAAGTACCAG